AGCATCTTATATATCATAGTCGAACCTACAGAAGAGGTAAAGAATGGACTATGACTTTAATGGTTATAAAGACCTTGGAGAGGGTCTCTAAAAACTACTACTATATAATACGAGGAGATTTTTGCTATGATTGATTTCAAAAACGGAAGCTTTATCAAGCTGAAAGACACAAAAAAATTCCACAATGAAAGCTTAATCAAGCCACTTTTTGTTCCAGGTGAAGAATTTCTCGGTGAGTACCAGGCAATCAGAGATTTTGTTATCTTTACAAACAAGAGAGTAATTGCAGTCAACGTTCAGGGCATGACCGGAAAGAAAAAAGATTTCACTACACTTCCATATTCAAAGATCCAGGCTTTTTCTATTGAGACAGCTGGTGTTATTGATCTTGATAGCGAGTTGGAACTCTATTTCAGCAGCCTTGGAAAAGTAAAATTTGAGTTCACTGGATCCAGCAATATTGTTGAGATTGGAAGAACTATTTCACAGTATATTCTGTAATATTATGCCCCTGCTCCATGCGGGCAGGGGGATTGAAAACTGAATAATATATTTACCAGGGGAACTGGGAAGGTATGCAATCATCCGTTCTAATCCTGTTAGAAAGGGTGACGCTTATGTCTACATATGAAGAATTCATGGTGATTTTAACCGTGGCAATGCTCATTGTGGCAATTCTGAATTATAAGAAATAAGCAAGCTACCTTGTCTCTTGGCCGGAGTAGGTAGCTTGCTTGAATAGTAACTATTAACTTTGCACCGGAGCGGATAGGCTTCATCTATCTCCCGGCTTTCCTGTTAAGTATATTATAACAAATATGCTTTAAATGTCAATTTAAAAACCGGCTCCTGCGTCAACAGGAACCGGCAAGGAATAACATCCGAAAACGATACTCCCAATTAGCAAAAATATTGTATCATCTTCGGACAGCTATCGCAAGCGGAACACCCGTTCTTTGCTGGCTGTTATTTTTGTACTCATTTTTACATAAAAGAATGATTTATGGGAAATCAAAGAAGTTTATTTATCGGTAATGCTATACGTACTGCACGTAAACAGCAAAAAATTACTCAAGAAGACTTAGCAAAACTTGTAGGTGTTGGAAAAAGTTATATTTCGAAATGTGAAAAAGGTTATATCAAAAACATACGTCACGATATTCTTCTAAATTTAAATAGTATATTGAATTTAGATCTTTCAGAGGAATACCTGATCGATTTATCAAATTTGACCGGAAAACGTTTTTCTATGCTAACGGTCGTTTCTTTTGATCATTGCGAAAGAAAACAGCGATATTGGAAATGCAAGTGTGATTGTGGAAACTATACCATTGTAAGTACAGGGAAGCTAAATAATGGTGAAGTTAAAAGTTGCGGTTGTCTGCGTGCAATTGAAAACAAAAGCAGAGCCAAACATAACATGTCCCGAAGCAGGATCTATAATATATATCATTCCATGATTAAACGTTGCTATTCTATTAATTGTGCATCGTATCCCCGTTACGGTGGACGTGGAATAACTGTATGTGATAATTGGCTAGATAAAACTTCTGGCTTTGAAAATTTTTATGCATGGGCATGTGCTTCTGGATATGCCGAGCATTTATCTCTTGACAGAATAAATGTTAATGATGGTTATTCACCACAAAATTGTCGATGGGCAACGGCAAAAGAGCAGGCAAACAATAGAACGAACACGCCTCATATCACTTACAACGGGCTTACAAAAACGCCTGCTGAGTGGGCTGCAATCTATCATATTGACCGTCAAGTCATTTTAAATAGATACAAAAAGGACTACGTGGAAAGGAATTATTTTCTTACACTGCTAAAAAATGAAAGAAGGTGATGTATATGCCAAAAAGGAAAAAATACCCAAAGATTCCTAATGGCTACTAACGGCTCCATCAAATATCTTGGCAAAGGGCGGCGCAATCCTTATGCAGTCCATCCGCCTACCACGGAATTTACGCTGAACGGTGTCCCAAAAACGCCAAAGGCACTCTGCTATGTCTCTGACTGGATGGTTGGCTTTGCGGTGTTGACTGCTTACCGAGCCGGTACTTATTATCCAGGGTACGAAAAAACGGTTGCCGCGACTGCAGATGTTTCCGGCAGCAAGCTGATCCAGTCCATCCTGGCAGATTACAACCTCACGAAAGCGTCCGATGAAAAGCTGGAAGCTGCCAAAAAAACTTTTTCTGATGTGTATGAGGAATTCTATCAGTGGAAGTATGAACGCGATCAGAGCCGGAAATTTTCTCAGTCATCGAAGAATTCAACCCGTGCAGCTTTTAAAAACTGCGCTGCCATACATGATAAGACATTTTCCAATCTGCGCCACCAGGATCTGCAGAACGTCATTGATTCATGTACACTGAAACATTCCAGTAAGGAACTGATTGTGTCTCTGATGCATCAGATGTACTCATATGCCGAGATTTATGAGTTATGTGATAAAGATTACTCTGCACATGTAAAAATCAATACAGAGGAAGATGACGAGCACGGAGTGCCATTCACGGATGATGAATTAAAGATTTTGTGGAAAAATAAAGAAAATGATGTGATCCAGATGCTTCTGATCATGTGTTACAGTGGATTCCGGATTGCGGAATATGCTGCCATCACAATTGATCTGGAGGAAAAGAGTTTTCATGGTGGTCTTAAAACACGATCCAGTAAAATTCGAACTGTTCCGATTTATTCCGGAATTTATGAAATGGTTGCGGACCGCTGCTATAAATACGGTGCCGGGAATATGCTTGGCTGCCAGACACAGAAATTCCGGAAAGATATGAACGCTGCCCTGTCTGACCTTGGCATTGCCATTGCTCCAACAGGTGAAAAGCATACCCCACATGACTGCCGGCATACTTTCTCTGCCTTATGTGAAAAATATGAAGTAAAGGAGAACGACCGGAAACGAATGCTCGGCCACAGCTTTGGTGGAGATGTTACAAACGATGTCTACGGACACCGTACTCTGGAAGACCTCCGGAGTGAAATTGAGAAGATAAAGATTTGTTACTAACGTGTTACTAACCGTTTGCGTTTATTTGCATTTTATCATGTTTATCCATAATCAAAAAGAAGTGCCACAACGCCCGTAAAATAAGGCTTTGTAGCACTTTTTCTTTGATTTATAAGGAGTGGCTGAAAATGCCGAAAATTAAGATACCCTTAATTTTTATTTTTCTGCAAACCCTGTATTTAAGCCATTCTTTAAAAAAATTTGTTACTAACTAGTTACTAACCGTTTATGTTTATTCTTTATTATATGTGGCTATATTATACCGCGACCTGTCCTTTTACAATCTTACAGGTCACTTCTCCGGAATAATCAAAGTCGACTTTTCCATCGCGCACAAACCACACGCCCTGATCATTTTTTGCCAGTCCGGTATAATTGAAGTCTACTGCGCCTTCCCGCAGGTAGAACCATCCATTTTCATTTTTTGCCAAACCAGTATAATCAAAGTTTACTTTTCCGTTTTCAATTCTCCACCAGCCATTTTCATTCTGGGCGATTCCTGTGTAGTTAAAATCAACAGCTCCGTTGGTTATCTTCCACCAGCCATACTCATTCTGAGCTACGGTATTCGCTCCGAAATCAACCGCACCGTTCCGGACATACCACCAACCGTTCACATTTTGTGCAAGCCCGGTGTAATCAGCCGCCACCAGATTGTTTCTGTAATAGTACCAGTTTCCGTCAGCTGCCGCCTGATCGGCAAGTCCGTCCGGAATACTTGGTTGCGTCAGTCTGCCGTGGAACTCCTGCTCCCACAGTGTTTCATCCACCCAGTAGGCTGGGCATGGTTTTCCGTTGACGTCGTAGTGCCGGATTACACGATCAACCGGGACGTTGTATTTGCTCATCAGCCCTTTTACAAGATTCAGAGCGTTATTGATCGTCGCTTCTGTTGCTTTTATGGTTCCGTTTTTTATCGTGTCGCACAGCTCTACGTTCAGCGTGTTTGCATTTTTCGCAATACCATACAAACGTCCACCACCGTTGTTATATTTACTTCCACCAACAGACCAAGCAATACGATCATCTGGAACCGAATGCACAACTGTCGTATCATCCACGAAATAGTGCGCTGATGCCTTCCTGTTTTCGCCTTGAAAATATTTACCGTTATTTTCTGCTGTGTCTCCATCATTACTAGTAAAATGCACTGCGATATATCCGATACTGTGCAATGCTCTATGCGCTCCATAGTTGGTTGCAGAAGCCCATATTTCCTTCATGGTGTATGCCATTACTCATTACCTTCTTTCTTTTCGATATACTGTTTGAACAGCTGATGCAGTCCTGTGGATGCCAGACCGCTGAATAATCCGCTCAAGATCACAGTAGGGGTAACATTCCATCCGCTGATCCAGATAGAAAGGATCACTCCCAGCAGTGCACAGACTGTCGGAATGTATTTATTATCCACATCCTTCACCCATTTTTTGATCACATACCCAACGCACAGGCAGATCCCTACGATTACCGGAATCATGAAATCTGCTAAAAATCCTAAATCTGTCATTTTACTGTCCTTTCTTTTTTAAATGCAACTCTTCAATTTCCTGTTTCATTTTTGTCACCATTCCGTTCCCACCTAATTTATGATACGCATCATACATCTCATTGAAATTCTCATACGCATAAGATGGAATTTCTCCAAGCCGCATATATTTATCATGATATTCAATCAGCTGTACACGCAGAAGCAACATGGTTCCCTTGCTGTTTGCATCCCTGTCCCTTTTCTGCTTTTTCAGCAACCATACTATGTAACCCATCAATGCCGTTAGTATGATTGGGAGGGCTACATAGTATGATTGCAGTAGTAAATCATTCACTTTTTTTCCTCACTCCCCTCTGCCTACGCTATCGGCTCATCAATCGCAATCATCGGATCAGCGCCTTTATTCTCATGCTACCACACTTCCCATTGCGACATACGTCATGTTGATCACCAGCATGGTTGCTGCTGAATTCTGTCCATACAAATACAGCAGTCCATTAGAAATCATGAAAGCTGTAGGTACCGCATTCAGCCAACCATCTCCGCATACCATGCCTGTCCCATATACAGTGCTGTTCGGCCTGTATCCTTCCGGAATCGTGCCAGCAGTCCACCACGTTCCCGCATTTGCTCCGATAGCACCCGTGTGCATATACACAGACAGTGAAACCATCCCATCCGCCGTTTTAGTGATCATGTTGGTTTCACATTGAAATTCTGTTAATAACTTTGCCGTACTGACCTTTCCGATATCGTCCATCCGTTTCGACAACATCTCGATTGTCGGCGACACAGAAAACAGCTTCGTCACGCTTGTAATCGTCAGACCGCTCAGTGATACCCGATACAACGGGAAATCATCCTGCGTTGCTCCGGACAGAATGTTTCCGTTGACATAACTCGGAACACTCGCCTGAGTGGATGAACTGGCTTTCCCCTTGATCACCACAAGTTCCGCCGATTCTACCTGTGAACTTGTATCTTTTTTATAACGCATCACTATCAAATCGCTCCGGTGCATTCCCTGTGCCCCATTCTGAATTGTCACTTCCTCATAACTGTTCACCGGGATACGCATGTGCCGTCCCTGGTTGACCAGCTCACCGGATTTAATCTTGATCAGGTTATTTGATACAATCTCCGCTGCAAACTGATTACCGCCGGCCAGAACGTATTTCCCTGTTCCGATCACTCCGGCATGTAATGCTCCGGCTGCTTCCGCTGTCACATGTTCTTTTCCGGTGTGCCCTGTTATAATTTCCACTGCCATTTCATCACGCTCCTATTCTCCAATCTGGCATTCTACGCTGATGCCGCTGCTGTTGACTTTCAGTATCTTTTTCACGATGTCACGCTTGACCGTAACACCGGTAATTGTCTCCCGTGCACCCACAACGTCTCCGACATCATACTCAGCATTGTTCTTGAAATCCGTTTCCAACGTATTTGCTGCCGCCCAAGTTTCCTGCAGCCGCTGTGTACCGCCGGTAATCAACTCTTCCTCTGATTCCACGTTGGAATAGTCGTAAGTCTCTGTCACTTCATCCACGCCGAAAAACGTCTGTGTTTCTGATATATTTCCCCGCGCATCCATGTACAGATGCCGGACCATCCGCTCACTGAGATCTCCTTTTCCCAGGCAGATCAGATGATTTACCGGCCGCTCATTGCTGCTGATCTGAAAATTCATCTGGTCAGAATCCCACTCTTCATCCTGGCTATAATCCACCAAAGGTACCGCAGACAAATGCACCTTTCCTTCACGATAATACATGACCAGTTTTGCGCCGGCGCATTTTAACATCTTCCGCATGCCTGTGTATGCATCAATATAACGATCCATCTGATATGAAGTGATTGTAATGCCTGCTTTCTCGCTGGGTGTCTCAAACAGATCTCCAACTCCAATGCGCTGTATCAGAAATCCCAACACCTCATTGGCGTCTCCGGATAACACCAGATAATCCTGCCCGTCATCCGGACACACTATCTTCTTGGACAGTATCCCCTGCCAGGTCCTTCCGGAATAGGTAACCGTCTCTTTTCCAGTATCCACGCAAACACCATCGATCCGACCACCGTACTCCGTATATTTCACATGCCCGGCCACCACATCCTGCATTGCCAGATAATCACCGATACTGCAGCAATGATCGGAAATTGCCATTGTGCACTCAAAATCGTTTTCATCTGATCCGAATGCCAGATCCAATTCGTATCGATCAATCGCCCCAAGCATTGCGTGATTGGAATCTTCGTGAATCAAGTCCATTTTGGCTCAGACCTCCTCTCATACATGGTGATGTCAAACCCAAACAGCCCGCTCCAGGACACGGAATGACTTCCGGAAGCAACCTTCTGAAACACATACCAGTCTCTGTCCTGCAGGTTGTACTGATTGACCTGCTCACCGTCATTTTTCACTTTATATATCTTTTTACTCAGCGAATTAATGACAAGATATTCCCCGGTCTCCAGCTGGCAGTTCACATGGTACTTGTGGCTGCCGATCAGAATCTCCGGATTTTCACAGGGGCCATAAACTACCATTTCAAAATCTGCATCCGTGATTGCTTCGTTTAATAATGCCATATTTGACATCCCATTATAGAAGTCGAATGGAAAGTCAAAATTAAAATCCAGATTCTTTCCGGTTTTTGATTCTTTCAACGGTCGAAAGATGTTCTTTGTTTCTTTTATCCAATATGGAATATCTGTTGAAATCCCCAAGGATACTTTCATTAAACTTTTATCCACAAGATAATCCGTCTTTTTGGAACCCGTCACATAACACTTAAGGTAATAATCACCAATGCTGATTTTTCCATACTGCATAGACAGCACATCTTTTTCTGCATATTCAAACAGCATATTACGGATTACGGTGCCTGCTTCTTCCGAAGTACACTTAATTACAACAGGGACTGTCTTTGTGACAATCCCCCTGTCGAATCCCGTTATTCTGTTATTTTTTGATGTTACGGACCACGCAAAATCATGTAGATCGTTTGAATTGGCATAAATGCTTCCTTCTCCGAATCTTAGTTCTTCATTCATATGGTTTTTATAAACAAATTCTTCCAACATCCTAACGTACCTCATTCACTAATCGTGCAAATTCCCTTCGATTTAACGAAATGCCTACACCTTCCAATGCTTTCCGCAGATTTCCTCCCATATTTTCATCAATAGTAAGAATTGCCTCCAGTATCTTGGAAAGTACCGTAATCACACCTTCGTTTTGTTCCGCAACTGCCTCTGCAATCATCATTCTCAATTTATAAGCACCACTTACAACTTCATCACCGGCTTCTCCGCCAGCCATGATCTGTCCGTCATTATTAATCCCAAACGCAGTCGGTTTTGTCATTAAAATCGGATCATTCATTGCCTTTTTATACCAGTCAATGCTAAAATGCGGTACTGATGGAGGATTCAAACTAAACTCGCCTTCAATCTTCGGATGCGGCAATTTTAACTTCGGCAAAGACCATTCAAAATCGAAAAAGCCTTTGATCTTATCGATGGCATTTTTGACAACATCTTTTACTTTATCAAAAATCTCCTTGAACTTATCTTTAATCTTGCCAAGTACATTCGTTACAACCTCGTTTGCTTCATTCAGCTTATCCCGCAGAATATTTTTTACTCCATTAACTGCATTACTTACAACTGTTTTTATTGCATCCCATGCGGCCGTGAATACACCCTTAATGGCACCCATGACCGTCGTAACAACCGACTTGATTACTTCCCATACCGTTGTAATCACTGACTTTATGGCATCCAGTACCGTCGATATTGCCGTTTTAATTGCGTTCCATACCGTTATAATTACTGTCTGGATTACTCCAAGTATAGTCGTGATCACCGCTTTGATAGCATCCCAGGCTGTCTGGATAACTCCCTTTATTGTTTCCAGGATCGGTGTCAGGAATGTTACAATGGCATTCCATATGGTCGTCACTGCCGTCTGTATGATCGTCAGCGCCGTTGTGATGGCTGCTGATATCTTGTCCCATACAAACTGGAACAGTTCATATATCGCCTGCAGAATAGGTGTCAGGAAGTCCACAATGGCCTTCCATACGGTTTCGATCACATCCTTTACTGCATTTGCTACGGTATCAATTTTTTCTTTGATTGCATCCCAGATTTCAATGATAGTGTCTTTGCAGTTCTCCCAGATGAACCGGAACGGAACGGTAATGATCTGGAAAGCTGCAGACATCAGCTCACCGATGAATAAAAGTGCAAATTTCACTCCATTTTTGATGCCTTCCCACACTGTTGAAATAAAATCTTTGATTCCGTTGAAGATGTTCTCCGCCGTTTCCTTGACCGCATTGAATCCGCTTTCGACTTTTTCTTTGATCTCCTCCATTTTCCCAACAATCGCTGTGCGGATCTTCTCCCATATCTCTTTGACATGTTTCCAAAGTTCAGACAGCTTTTCCTTGATCTTGTCCCAGTTCTTATACAGCAGGATTCCTACTGCAATCGCCGCTCCAATCGCAATGATGATAAGACCAATCGGTGATGTAAGAAATGTAAATGCTGCGCCAAGAGCCGTGGTTGCCCCGGTAGCTACGGTACACACACCAGACCAGAGGGTGGTTGCTGCGCTCATGATACCTTCCGCTACGGATCCGGCAATCAGCAGGCCATTTGCAATTCCCATAGTTGCATTCAGGGCAATCTGACCGGCATTCGCCGCAATGATCAATCCAGTAATCGTTCCTGCTGCCACTGCCAATAATTCCAACGCAGTCTTATTTTCGCTGCACCACTGCTTCATGTCCTTGAATCCCTGAATGATATTTTCGATAAAATTACTCAGGACATTGATACTATCTGCAACCAATTCAATTGCACCAACAACCAGATCTAATGCTGTATCCAATAGATTTGATGCATCCTCCGCTGCCTTGCCGCTGGATACATATTCATCTATTTTCTCTTTGATCGGTGCGAGAGCTGTGACCAGATGATCAAATGCATCCTTTATCTTGTCAACGGCCGGCTGGAGGTGTTCCTTTAATTTTCCGAATCCTTCCACTGCCCGGTCAATAAAATCCATAAGCTTCGGTGTCGCCGTTTCTGACAGCCAGGATGCTGCACTCCGGATTGCATTTCCAAGAGGTTCCTCAAATTTCTCTCCCAGATTGATTTTGAACCCTTCCCATGCAGATGACATACTTCTGATGGCTCCGCCAAGACCAGCCTCCATATTGGAAGCCATATCATTGGCCGCTCCGGTACAGTTATTCAGCTTTTCCTGAAGATCTGTATATGCTCCGGATCCCTGATTTAAAATGGCAAGTAAGCCTTTCTGTGCTTCCGCACCGGCCACCGTTGATGCGAGAGCGGCTTTCTGTTCCACATCCATGCCCTCTGTCGCATCACACAGATCTTTGATGACATCTCCCAGGCTACGGGCTGTACCGTCCTGGTTGTAAAATTCAACTCCCAGTGCTTTAATTGCATCTCGTGCACCACTGGTATTGGTTCCCAGTCGAGTAATGATACTGGATAACGAAGTACCTGCCATGGAGCCTTTTACTCCGGCATTTGCCATCGTTCCCAAGGCAGCCGATACATCTTCCAGAGAATACTTATAGGTACCTGCCAGTGAAGAAACATAGGTAAATGCTTCTCCCAGATCACCGACTGTGGTATTTGACTTTGCCTGGACCGTAGCCAGTACATCCGCATATCGACTTGCATCCGATGCGCTGTCTCCAAATCCCGTCATGGAATCGGTCAGAATATCTGTAACCGTAGCCAGATCTTCACCGGATGCAGATGCCAGAGAAAGCATTCCGGATGTCGATTCCAGAATTTCATTTGTATCAAAACCTGCCAAAGCCATGTAACCCATTGCATCTGAAACATCTTTAGCCGTCCAAGCCGTTGTGGAGCCATAATTTAAGGCTGCATCAGACAACTTCTGGTATTCATCCTGCGTTGCTCCGGACAAGGACTGTACTTTCAGCATTCCATCTTCAAAAGATGCTGTGGTATCCACTACGGATTTTCCAAAGGAAACCAACTTATCTACTGCAAAGTAGGTAGTGATCGCAGCACCAATCTTTTTAAAAGCACTGCTCATTCTGGATTCGGATTTCTCAGCTCTCCCTGTCGTATCATCAATCGCCTTATTTGCATCGCCGTTATTTATGGCAATCGTTCCAAAAAGTTTAAATAATTCCAACTATTTCTCACCTTCTTTCCATCTTCAGAATTATGGTTCCAATACAAATCCATCCAGAATACTGTTTGAATCCTCGATGATCTGCATAATGTCCTCCTTCTCCAATGTCGGTGTCTGCGCTGGCCTTGCTTCTCTGTCACAGGCTGCAACATACTCTTCAAAGGACATATCCCATACCTTATGCAGATAATATTCCCACCGGATGTCCTGCACCTTTTCTTCTGCAATGCTCTGCATGATCGTTTCCAAAAACTCATGAAGCTGCTGCAATCGAATAAAATCATCTAATATCAAATATGGATCTGCATATCTTTGAGACAGCAAATCCATATATTTGATATATCCTATCGATTGAACAATTTCATGACACGTTTGAAAAAATCTTTGAAATCCTCATTAGTGACCACATCTAAAATGATTTCACCATAGTCTGCCAGTGGTAGCGCTTTCACCTGCATCACATTCAATCCAGTCAAAGAAGCAATAAATTTCTGAATATCCGCTTCTGCTTCCGGAATATTGGAGATCACGATACCGGCAATGTCAAATACCACACCGAAACCAATAGATTCCAGTTTTGTATCCTTAGCTTCTCCATCCTCTTCCATGCCTTCTTTGATCTGGTCAACATTAAAGCATTCTTTGAACTGTCTCACACCGATTTCAGAAATGATTTTGCAGACCATTCCCAGATCAGAAGCTGCCAGCGGTCTCAATTCATACTTTTTTTCAGTTTTATCAACTGTTGATTCAATTTTTTCCACAACTGTTTCACTCATTGTTCAGTTACCTCCTACTCTTTTACAGCCTTCTGTACGCTCTGAACAGCCTGTGTCGCAGACGCATTCGGCACATAAATATGATATGGAAGCTTATTTGTGCTGCCGCCGGCCACCAGATTAGCTACGCACTGGAACGTTGCCGGGATCACAGTTGCCTCCTTATCTTTGTTTTCAGATTCCAAACCATCTGTGCAGATCGCATAATCAAAGATGATAATGATCGGGCTGCCATTTGTCTTAAATCCAACAAAAGCAAAATTCTCAATATAATCCGAATCATCAATCAACGCTTTGGATTCAATCACATCAAATCTGGTATCTTCTGATGTGCCTGCCTGTCCGATCACAGTTGACTGTAAAAATTCTTTTGTGATTTCTACCATGTTTGTCTCAATCTGTGCTGTCTCGCCAGTTTTCTGCACAAGACCTTTGGCTTTAACTCTAACACCATCAACGGCGATGTCTGTTGTCTCCGGCTTGATTGTCAGCTTATTGCCTCCGGAAGTTGCACCAAGAATGGTGCCTTTCCATTTGCTCTGCGCCTTTTCATAAGTAAAATTCTTATACAAAGTACCTGCACCAAGCATAATATTCTGCGGTGTGGTCTCTGATACACCTGATACTGCAAATTCAGTCCAATCTGCTGCCATATTTACTCTGTCCTCCATTCTTTCACTGTTAAATTAATCTGTATCCGTTTCAGGAATCCATCCACCGTTGCAATCGGGAATGCATTTCCATAAAAAACAGCAATCCCTGATCCATCCCCAAGAATTGCCCTTCTGCCCTGTATGCCAGGGAATAACTTTTTGATTTTGTTCTTTTGCGCTTCCAGTTCATCCCATTCTTTTCCCGTGCCGGTCAGAATAAACTGCGTTTCCTGCTGTCCGTCTTCGTTAAATGACTCAACCTCGTTATATTCACCTACCCAGTATGCAGAAATGGAATCAATGGATGATGTATATTCCATAAATTCATATGGAATCTGCGCTGATGCCATCGCATCACTTATGAATTTTAATCCTGCCTTTGTCATCATCCCATTCCTTTCAACATTGTTTCCAACAGCTTCTTTAGTTTTACCTTTGATGAATTAAAAGCCTTGTTCAGCGCTCTGGTTGGTTTTTTACCGGTCGTGGTATGCCAATTTCCAGAACGGTCTTTATATTTCCATTCTGTCTTTCTGCCATCGCCGTTCAATGCATACTGACCGGTTCCAAACTCTTCCCAGATAGCATTTTCCTGTGGACTTCCGATCATCGCCTCACCGTTTGCCTCATCCACCTTATAGGTCCAAGAGCCTTTTGTCTGCCCTGTATCAACTCTGGTATTCCGTTTTACTTGTGCTTCTAGTTCGCCAGACGCTTCATATAGCCACTGGATTGTTGCATGATTCAACGCTGCTTTTACTTTGATAGAATTATCTTCAAATTTTACTGACATTACTGGCAACCTCTATACTGCAGATAGATTTCAAGCTGCCGGTGCAATCCCATCGGATCATCGATCAGCATGACATCATATACCTCATTATTCACCAGTAGACGGCTATTTCCTGCCTTCACAGATGAACCAACCTGCTGCCAGTCACAGATAAAAATATGGGATGATTCCTGCACCTTTGCGTTATAAGTGGTATATTTGCTGTCGCCAGAAGACAGATCCAGAAACCCCGCAAGTTGGTGAACTGTTTTCCAACGTTTCACTCCCTCACCAATCTCATTCTTTTCCGATATACAGACCTGCAATTGCGCAACTGTATTTCCGCCAATCATCATAACACCGCCTCTCAAAATCGTGCTTTCTTGTATGGCTTTAAAAAGTCAATCAGAGACTTTGGATATCCAATGGTAGAATTATCGCCATCCAGATTAAAATACGTCACAGCGTGCCGTGAGATTGTTTCAGACTGTATTCCGACCTTATCACGGTTCTCAAGATCCCATTTCAACATATTCACAGCTCCCATTTTTACATCCATCGGGTACACTACTTTTGTCACCATGCAATGTTCTTCATCCATAAGCTCCATATTATTTGAAAAGAGATACAGCCCATTATTCAGTTTTGATTCTGAAATCTGAACTGTATCCCCTTTTTTGATATATGGATATGCTTTGGTGAATACTCCATCTGCTATCCCAGTATAAAAGCGCCTATTCCTATCCTGAAAATTATTATTCGTATATTTCCGGATCAGAAGCTCCACTGCCTGTAATTTTCCTTTCAGGGCACCATCATCCATATTTTCTGCCGTTGGAACGTATATCCGGAATTCTTCCACTGACATAATCATCGGAGCTCACCTCTTTCTGATCAGGCTTTAACCTTTAAAATTACGACCTTCTCATCATTGGTTAATGCCGGCATTCCATAAGCGGTGCAGACAATATCGTCAGCAACACCCGGTTCGCGGTCATGCTCCACAAGGTTTCCACGCTTCAGGAAGTAAGTAATTGCAGGCATATCATCCTCTGTCTCGGCATCATTGTTCAGTTTGATGATCGGATTGAAAAATGCTTCTGTAGTCACCTTTGTTACCTTGTCACCAACTTTCGCAAACGGAAGGGATTTGATAACATCTGAGAGATTGAACTTGGTGCTTCCGTCTCCACCGCTTTCTACAACTTCTTTGCCGGCACTGTCGATTTTATACCACTCTTTATAGCTTTCAACTTTGTTGGATACTACAACATCGCATCCTGCGATTCTGCCGATAGAACCGTTTATCATCACACCTGCCTCATATTTATCTGCAGAAATGAAATCCGGATCTTTTCGAAGCTGTGTTTTCTGTTTGGAATGGATCAGGATTACTTTTTTGCTGTCCTCTTCCTCACCAAACTTATCCACGCCATCAACGATTGCGGTATATTTAATTACTGCAGATGTATCGTCTACGATATTCGGAGACTCATACATGACTTTTACACGATCATTATCCAGCTTTTCGCTGATTGACATCGCGATCTGATTGACTGCTGTTCCCATCGGGTTACCATAACCAGAAAGCTGCGCCTCATCTGTCAGACGGACACCTTTACCGATTTTCTTGATACCATAAGAGGCAGTGGTGAATGCCATTTTGCTCTTATCAATTGGCTCTCCCTCTGCATATTCCTTTGCTTCACCGATGTAACCCCATTTTGGAATTGTTACGGTGCTGCCCGGCTGTCCCTGCAATGTATTATCTACTGTGATATATCCGGTCATTACCGCTTTCTTTTCTACTTTCGCATTGATCATATCAGACACGACCTGCGGATCAAATACGTCACCATTTACAAGCGTTGTAGTTTTGCTTAAATCTGCCATTCTCATTCATCCTTTCTTTTACTTTGTCAGTTTTTCATATAAATCCGGATTGTTTTCTCTCAGCTCCACTCTGGATTTATAGCCCATTTTTGCAAATTCCTCTTTTGTTACAGAATCTTTCAGATCATCACTGTCTGGAAGTTTTCCATCATCCATGCGTTTGTATCCGTCATCACCATCACCGGAAGCTGTCTCAAACTGGTTCGGACACTGCATTTTCAGTGACTCCATTTTGTCTTTGAATCCTTTGATCTGACCATCCTCGCCAAGCTCTGGCTTCCAGTCGCTGTCATGATTCAATTTGAAGATCAGATAATCGATGTCAGTTGCCTTTGCCCCTTCTGAAAGCAGTCCCACCTTTAATGTAGCTTCCGTTTTTGCCTGCTGCAGTTCTTCCTGCTGCTGCGCAATGGTTGCTTCATACTCTGTGATCTTTGCCTGAACAGCGTCCTGTCCTTTTGTCGCCTTCTGGAGTTCTGCAAGCAATTTCTGGCTTTCTGCATCCTTTGCCACCAAAGCATCATGATCGGTCTTCAATTTTCCGTATCTGATGTCCAGATTTTCCTCTAAAGCTGTGAAGATTTTATTTTCTTTCATACCATCGATGATTGCGGTTACCTGTTTGCCTGTAAGATTCTGTGCTTTTAATAATTCCTCTAATGTCATCTCATTGTTCCTTTCATTCTACAATTTTTACGAGTTATGTCTCGATTACAGTTGACATTTGCTGATGTTTTACGTCATCACTGACGAATATGACATGAATCAGGACATAAGAAAAACACCCTTGCGGGTGCTATGTGCTATTTTACCCATAGCTGGGAGATTCTGGATCACCGCCTTTCTATTCTGCGAATTTCCAGTCATCCGCCAGCATGTCTGCCTGGGACGCAAGCCACCCCATCTGAACTCCAGATGTTCCGCAGAACGCAATAGCCATATTACCGATAGCATCGTGCTCGCAGTTTACGACATTCCCTTCTGCTGTCTTGTAAGATATTCCGGTCGCAAGCTGGATGTACTGTTTCTTCCCGTTCCATCCTTTTCGTGCAACTTTATTCCCGCGTTTCAGATACTTGATAGCTTCTGAGAACGAGAACAAAGCCTCTCCGCCAAGTTCCGGACAATTCTTACTGTCTGCAAGAATCCACTCGTCAGTAGCGATATTCCCGAATGTGTAATCCGGAACCTGTGTATCACGGATATCCATATCAACTCCATCTTTGGTGTGCATGATAATCGTCTGTTTCTCCTTTGACCAGTACCAATAACCTGCCCAAGATGGGAGTTTTACTTTTGCTCCCTGTTTCATTTTTTTGAATGTTTCTGAAAAATTCATGTTTTTACCTCTTCCTTTCTTAAAAATGGGTATAAAAATACCACCGACCATTTCTGATCAGTGGTATCAGTGTCTATTTTTCCAAACTGTATAAATGATGCATACCACATAAAATATCACCGATATGACAAAGCATCCAATTTTGATTTTCAAATATAAATCAATCATACTTATTTCTCCAACTGCTTCCGCAGATATGCTTTATAATCATCCAGCCCTTTAAACTGATCATAATTATATGGCGGAGCATTCTTATGATATTTTTCTTTGTACTCCCTTTTTAACGTTTTAATTTCTTCGTCTTTTTGTATGGCTTCAACTATTTTCATTTTACTTTATTGCTTTTTAGAATGCCGTTCATATTCTTTTGCCACACGCTGCAAATCGGATGATAGCTGATCTATGCTGGTACTTTCCTGTAACTCATGAAGAATCTCCCCCATCGACATATTTAAATCGATTTTATAATCTGTTTCTATAAACCTGCTAAGTCCTGCATCAATATAGCCAAGCAATCCAGAAGCAAATTTGCTCCATTCCACATCTTGTCTATTCATCCCATATCACTCCTTAACGATTACTTTACCACGATTTAATATTACCACATGCTGTTTATTCTGAAAACCATTTAAAAGAATTGCATCATAACCTTTGACTGCAGCATAAGCTCCAACATTTCCAAGAATGTCCTGATATGCCTCTGGTTTATTGCCAACAATTTTGGGAATTCCCGTTTTTTCGTATTCTGTAAATATTTCTACAAAATCAACTGTTTTTACATCATCTGTTAATAACATTTCAATAATTCGACCAGAATCATCTTTGCCAGCATAGAGTTCTGCTACTTTCCTATCTTTATCTGCATAGGTACCATATCCGTAAACTCCGCGGCCAGCATACATTTTTCCATATTTAAACGCTTCTACCATATCTTTTGCAGACATGTCAGAAGTGCTTGCAACTCCCCGGTACCAAACCTGTTTTTTTACTTTTTCATTTTCAAATTCTGCATCAGAAATCACCCTCGGCAAAGCATCATATTTTAACTTAAAATTCAAATAGTCTGTAATTGGATCACCATTATCATATTTTAATACCGAAACATCATCCAATAATTCTTGACCGTATTTCTTTGCCTTTTCAATTGTTTCTTCCTGTGTGAGAATATCTGCAGCATCTACATTATTTTTTATCGTTTTTTCTTTTCTGTCCTCATACTGCTCCGCTGCTTTAAAATATTTCTCCTTAAAATCTTCAAAATCCTTTGTCTTGTCAAGTCCAAAGAACTCTGCACGTTCTTTCAAGGTATTCAGCTCATCTTCATCCAGTTCCCATCTGGCTCGTTGGAGCAGTGCGCACCTGCAGTTACAATCCTGTGCAGCGATTCCAAACATTCCCGGCGCATCTGCCTGCATTCCTCCAACCTCAAACGGCTCGTCCACCTCTCTGATCTGACCGTCCAGCATCCGGTGTGTTTCTCTGGTTCTGTCATCCAAAGTTGCATCCCACTGTTTTACGATGTCTGCACCATGATCCTTTGCCAACTGCTGCGCATCCATAGCTGACTGAATCTGTATCCGATGCCCTTCTGTCCGGACAATCCGCATTGCATTATTGTAAGCTTTTGAAAATTCTGTAGTTTTAAATGATTTTGCCAACTTTTTAGCCACTTCATTCCAGGTAAAACCTGCAGCAATTCCCCGGGACACTTCCGCCCGAATAGATGTCTTTAATTTTCCAACATCCTCTCCCAGCCGGTTATACAGTCCTTTACTGATCTTGGAATCTGTCTGTATTGCCCGTACCACAGCTTTCTGGTCAATCGGCATGATAAGCGGAATATCCTGACCATGCAGATCATACATCACACCAATATAGCCATCCTGATAGCACCGGGACAGGTAATCAGACACTGTCGAATAGGAATCAGACTGCAATGCTGTCAAGATTCCCTCCAGCTGCTGCCGTATTGCTTCCTGATACCGCGTCTGGTAGATAATAGATTGCAGATTTTCCAGATCGGTTCTGGCAGACAGCTCCATGATTTTCTTTTCACAGTCCATCAATGCCTGCCGGTATACCTGTTTCAGTTCATTCAGCGTTCTCTTTTCTCTATTCAGTTGGCTCTGGAGTACCGCCTTCTGTTCCTTCGTCATCTGCCTTCACCCCATCCAAAATGTTCTGTGCCCTACTCAAATCATTGTCTGCTTCGTCTGGATCAGGAAGTTTATCTTTGATTTTCTCATAATCGATATCTAGGACATCACAGATATTTTTCATCAGTGTTTCATTGTCAAGCTGTGCTGCCAGTGACAGCAGTGTATTAATACGTGTCTGCTGCTCCTGTGCGTTATTCAAAGCAATCTGCGCATTTTCCTGTTCATTTGACATTACTTCATGGCTAAAATCGAAATGTACCTGGCTGGTCAGATACGCAGTTTTGTTTTTCTCATTAATCTCATCGATTACCAGCTTCACAAGTTTGCGTAGCATCTGTTTTAACTTAATTTCCAGTTTTGAACATTTCAGGTCCAGCAAAGAGTATGCAGCCTTAATTGCAATGTTGGTGGTTGCGTTGGTATCCTTTAGACTGGCGGTATTCAATCCCATTCCAAAGCGGTAGATGTTCTTCTCATCCAGATTTAACTTTGTCTCTCTGGCCTGATACGGGACATCTACGGTATATACCTCTATGCCGCCATCATCATCTACGCCAACCATTTTCTTTGTTTTCAAATTCTGCTGCAGTTCGCCAAGATCGTCACCTTCGAACCCTTTGACTGCATATATCGGATGATCGAAATCAATCAGATTATTGGAAAGCCCGGAAGCCATCAGATCGTAATCATCGATGATATCTTTTACTGTCTTTAATCCACTGAATTGTTTTTTATTGTTGTCCAAGCGAAAAAAAGGAATAACGCCAAAATCTTTGTAGTAAATGGCTTTATCCCCTTTTTTCTGGTATGTAATATGTGGTTTTGGATTGATTTTTGCGGATTTGTCCGGTATGATCTCTCCTTCATCGCTCTGGACGTAATAATATACTTTCTCAGAATCCCATACCTGAATGCGCTTGATTACCTTTTCGCCTTTATCAATACGGTCAATGTACCAGTAAATCACATAAGCACAGCCATCGTCAGTATCTTTCTCCCTGACTTCCACTACGCCAATTGAATCCGCACACATGAAAGACAGCATGTCTTCTTTATTCCGGTAAGCGAACATATATTCAAAGCCTTTCGCCTGGCATCCGGTCAACGTTTCAGACAGCTCTGCAATAAAATCTTCGTTCTGGTTGAAATATTTATCCAGCTCGTTCTGCAATGCTGGCTCATCTGTTTTTACAAATCCATCAGCACCAGAAAGAATATACTGCACTGCTTGGTCCACCAGCTCTGTAAAGAACGGATGCGATATTTTTGCGTTACTGCGTGTTTTATCCTCAACCAGATTTCCGTCCTCGTTGTAATAAAACATTCTGTAATGTCTTATATCATGATCGCCATCATAGTATGCCTGTCCTTTCCTGGCAAACTGCTTTTTTCTGGAAGCGTTATCTTCTTCCATGAATTGTCTTATTTCTTCTGTTGTCAGCATATTTCTTCCTTTCTGGCAATTCTCGCTATTATATGAGCCAGCGTTTTGCCTTCCGCCAGCCTTCTACTCCATATCGCAGCGCTGCCATGGCATCGTCCATTACAGGCACCGGTTCATCCAGGTATTCGCCTGTCTTTTCATCCTTTTTCCATTTCCACTGCTGCAGTTCTTTTATTGTATTGGTGCAGGATGGATCCACAAATATTTTTCGAGCAATCACTTTGCTTTTGTCCTTCGGATCCGGGCTTCCCTTCAGCCATTCAATCTGTGCTTTCACGGATCCGGCAGAGCCGCCTTTGTCTACTCCCTTTGCCCGGAATCCTGCATCTTTCCACATTTTGATTCGATCCGGTTCCGCTGAGTCACACCACATCTGCCGCTTTTTCGGAATTCCCGCAGCATTTGCTTCTGCAATCCATTCAGCAGTATCTTTTTCAAATCCATACAATTCACGCAGAATATAAATATTTCCATCCTTCCAACCGAGTGGCAGGATAGCATTAGCATGGTTAAAACCAAAGTCCTGCCCGATTGCGAAATCATCATAATCTGATATATTCTGACTGCACTCACGCACTTCCCAGTTATGAAGAATCAGACCACCAATCTCACCCCAATCACCGAGACCATAGATCTGATAGCCTTCTGGATCAACAATCTTTCGTCTCTCCATTCTGGCACGATATGCATCATCTATAAACCGGTTCATCAGGTAGGTGCTGTGATGTGTCAACACATTCGGATCCGGAATATCAAAAAAGACCTTTTTTATCCAATGGTTTTTATTCACCGGATTAAAGGTCAGTCTAATCTGATAAAATTGTCCTTCCGGAAGCTCACCACGCAGACGATCATCAATGATCTCCAGGTCTGCCTGCGTCAGCTCCGTTGCTTCCTCACACCATACATCTGTCAATTTTCCACGCTGAAATGTGATAGATTTCAGTTTTTCACGTTGTTTCTCATCATTCATGCCACGAAAAATAATCTGGTTCCCATTTGCCCGGCAGGTCAATTTCAACGGTGACATGTTAATCTGCCAGTACCGGTCAACCTTATCCCCAAACATCCGATACACAGCACCAGTCAGCTCAGCAAACGTGCTGTCACGATTCGTAATATCAGATTTTCGAATACAGACCAGATTCCTGCCTTTATCTTTCATTAGTCGCAGGATATAATTCTGCGCAGTGTCAACGGATTTTCCTGATCCTGCCGATCCTTTCATGACAATATAGCGTTTATGGCTCTGGTCAACCTCCTTGAACCCCGGATTCATTTGAACGTTTATATTCATAAGCAATCAGCTTCTTTGAATGTCCTGAACAGCTTTGGTGACTGAATAGCGATCCAATCAGTGATTGTTTCATCCATTCCCCAACAGTTTGTGCTTCCGCTATTGTTCCACATTCCTGATTCATATAAAAAAGCATGAATAATTTCATGTCTTAATACTTTCTTTCTGTATGAATCCATATCCTGAATTGTATTTCTGTCAGATTCAAATTCTGCAATTCTGATCTGATGAATGCTCTGATCCATGCAACCATCAGCACCTTCATGCATCTTTTCATCCGGCACATCAAAATGTATTGTGTACAGCGTTCCTAATATCTCAACAACCTTATCTTTCATCATGCTTTTTTACCTCTATTTGTGGAATGTATAACCTGTAAATAGGTTTGCACACCGGAATATCGTTTATTACCAGTTGCATCTTCACATACTTTATCAGTTTATGAAAATGAGATAGCAAAAACAACCTTCCTGCTATTGTTCTTACATATTCAACCTCAATCGGTATTCTCTCAATCGCAAATCTTTTAATTTTCATTGCTATCCCCATAATCAATTTTAATATTGAGTTCCATATCAACGTCTGTCTCGATTTTTTCTGTATACAGCCCATGTGCTTTTCCGAGCAATTCTGCTGCCTTATTCGCATCAGACAGCTTCGCCGGTATTTCTACAATCTGTGGAACTTCTTTTTTTACCGTCTGTCTTCGTACTTTTCCTGTTTCGTCCGGAACATAGGTCGTTTTTTCTTCACTGGTCGTTACCACGATGTGCTCATTCTTTTCTCTTCGCATAACAGAAGTAAGGTATTTTAGTACCTCATCCTGATCTGCAATAAGCTCAGCATCTTTTTCTGCCAGTCTTTTATCTATGTATTCTCTGATGTAAGGTTTTGACAGGTTTTCAGTTGCTGTCTGTCTTGCCGTTTTCTCTGAATACCCTGCACGGATGGCAGCCTGTGTGGCATTCAAATCAATCAGATACTCATCACAAAACCTTTTCTGTTTTTCAGTCAATGCCACCAGTCTCACCTTCCTATCTCTATCTATGCTTCACTCACGTTTATCATCGCCCTACAGATTACAGTTTCATCCGCAATTTTCAAAAAATATATAACTTTATATATGCCGGGTCTCGCCGGGCAAACTGAAATTCTAAGCACATGACCATCCACATCACAGGTACCTTCTGCCTCACACATATCCATATCGCAATTCCAGAATTCATACTGCGCATCTGTAATCTGAAAGGGTAACTCATCACATGAAGTCACTGTCACATACAATTTTCGTTTCTCACCTTTATACATTCGCAGCGTCTGTGTTTTCTGCAAAATAAGCCGCCCTCCTTTCCAGCCTTTCCTGCTCAATCGAATACTTCTGCAGCTGTGCTTCAATTGTAAAACCAGTCGTCTGTGCTTCAATTGTAAAACCAGTCGTCTGTGCTTCAATCGTAAAACCAGTCGTCTGTGCTTCTGATGCATAATCCAGCATTTTGATCTCATACCGGAGATTTTCTAAATCAACCACGTACAGGATCGTTGCTACATAAGCCTGATTTCCTGCATCATCCAATGCATAAAGAGCGACGATATACTCGCCGCTCTCTAAAAATGGGACTGTCACCTTCCAGATATTTCCATCTGTTCGGTCGAAGATGATCTTACTGCTGCCAAGCAAGCCCCATACCTGCGTGGTCATTAGTCTGTTACCTCTACAGAGATAACGAATGTCTTACCACAATCAACCGGGTTCGGTGTGATAGTTGCAGATTTGATAACCGGAGGTGCAGTATCCAGTTTCACTATTCTGGTTACGGTTGTTGTCTTTCCTGCTTTGTCTTTTGCGACAATGGTGATGGTATTGCTGCCCTCTTTCAGCGTTACATCGTAGCTGAAGGTTCCACTATTAGTAACGGGGATGGGGACTCCGCTTACAGTAATTGCAACCGGCTTGCTGGTTTCATCGTCTGTGGTACCTTTAACCGTTACGGTAGATTTATTTGTAATAAATCCTTCGGCCGGTGCAGAGATAGACAATGTCGGAGGAATCGTATCAACAGTAAATGTTACGGATTTCTGCGCAGCTGCATTTCCATCGTAGTCACTCGCAGTTGCCACAACGGTATGTGCTCCATCTGACAGAGCTGATGCTGGTGTGTAGCTGCAAGTGTAGCCGCCTGTCACTGCAGTCTTTGTGATCTTGGATGCATCTACCGCAGTACCGTCAACTTTCAGAGCGATTGTAGACGGATTAACTCCGGAATCATCATCTGTGATCTTCCATGCAATGGCAGGTGTGCTGTTTGCAAGATACTGGCTTGCAGTCGGTGCGGTGATTGTGATCACAGGAACAACTTTCTCTTTTACCTGCAATCTCAGGCTTGCACCCAATGTGCTGTCTGTTGCATCTTTTGTGGTTACGTTTCCAGCATCATCGGTTGCTTTTACCGTTACCGGATAATAATGTCCGGATAAGGTATAACTGGATTTTGACGGAGCTGTAATGGTTGCTTCGTACTTGCCTGTGCTGGTGTTTTTTGTAAGCGTATAAGTCTGGCCATTAATGACCGCCTGTACTGTTTTTACACTCATACTTTCGTCTCCTTTCGCATAATCGTGTGCATAATCATATGGATAATCCAGCCAATACGCTTTCTTTTCCAGCGTAACGCGGATTACATAACTTTTTCCTGCCTGGACCGGGTTCGGACTTAGTTCTGCTTTTGAAATTGTGATCAGCCTGCTTTCTGCCATAGTCCTCTCCTCCGGTTATTTTTTGTATAATAAAAAGACAGCAGGTAAATCCTGCTGCCCTAGTCAATGTTTGCTACTTATTCTTTTATGAGTTTTGCAATTTCAGCAAATAACTCTGATAATTCTAAACAATCTTGTTTTGTAAGTTCATGAAAAAAATATTCATCACATTCTTCCACTAGCCAAAATTCATTGTTTTTATTCTGTATTGAAAAAACTCTTTCACTATTTATTTTCTCAAGTAAATTTTTATATTTTTCAAATTCGGGATAATCAGATACTTTTTTTACCATAAAAACTCCCTAAACCATATCATAATATTCTTTTACAATATTTAGTATTTCCAACAATGTAATTGCAATATTTTTTCCTTCCAATTCACTTTTATAATTTTTCCGTTGGTTTTCACTTTTTTCACTTATTTTCACTTGTTCTAATGATATCCAGTTATAATGTGTTCCATAATCATATGCATAATCATAAGGATAACCAAACCTTTTCACTTTATGTGCATTTTCAAATGTTATATTATGCTTTAAACAATTATTTGCAAACCGCAATGCTGAAAATAATTTTTTATGCTCCTCTTTTATTTGGGCAATTGGAATACGATCAATGCAATCTGACATCCAATGTATTGCTGTTCCAACAACGAAATAAACATCTTCTGTATCTGCATTTTCTGCCCCTGCTTTAAATATAGCATTCACAGACTTTTCTGCACTATACAATAATAAATTCTTGTTCTCTATCATCTTATGTATCTCCCTGTCATATCAAAATAAACCTACTTTTATAATATTCCATTCCGAACTAATATGCAAACGAAAAAGACATCCGTTTCCAAATGCCTTTTAAGTCGGTTTATTCTCATAGGGGAGAAATCGAGCCGCTGGTTTCCGCCTTTGGCTCAAGTATTATTATATATATGTTTTTTATGCATTTTATGCGTTTTTCAGAATATCATCAATTTTTCTACTGATTCTGCTCTGATCCAAATGCACACTCTTTGCAACCTGCTCCTGTGTCACCGGCTTCCTACCATCGATAAACAGCTTCCGGAAGATACGGTGTGCCAGACTATCCGGTATTGCATCCACAAACTGCTCCACCGCTTTACACTCCTGCTCCAGTGCTTTCTTCCGCTTCAGATCACGATCCTGCAATCGCTCGTATTTCTCCTGGTCAAACCCAACCACACATTGTGGCATCGGATAACCTTTGCTGTAATCAAATATTACATCATTCCCGATCATCGTATCTGACTTCCAGCGGTTCTGCAACGTATAGTCCAGTTCCAGTATCTCCGCTTTATTGCTCCGATACGCTTTCAGTCTTTCCTTTGTCATTTTCTCCAACGGCATCGCCTCCCTTATTCCTCTCCTGCAGCGTTGCCCTGCTACCGCTTTGTTGTATCTGCTGCCATATCAGATATGACAGGCTCCATTCCAGATTACCGCCGACTGCTGCAAGGTAATCAAGAATTGTCAATGATTGCTCAACTCATTCTTTAACTGTTCAACGATTTTATCAATCTCATCGTAGAAATCTTTTTTACAATAACTGCAATCTCCACCACTCTCATTATCGCATTGTGCTGAATGGCAGTCTAAAAAGTACCACATAGCCTTCATCTTTACCTCCACTTCGCTTATCATATTTTCCACATCATAAGCTGTCGACTGCTCTTCCACTGCTTTCATGCAGTTCTGGATGGCATCATATTCTTCATTTGCAATCATCCGGTCTTTAAGGCTTCCACTACCTGGTGATGCTGACAGTGCACAGTCGTTCAGATGAACCAGTAATTTGTCTGCATCAATTAATCTCATGTGCGTCACTCCAATCTAATTTCTGCCCGCAATACGGGCAATATGCGCAATCGCATTCTCGTAATGGTGTTGTTCTGCATACCGGGCAATCGCCTATCATTGTTCCAATCGCCACGTTGTATGCGATAGGGATCACTTTCTTTGCTGTCTGCTTTGAATCTCCATCTATAAACCGTCTGATCTCTGTCGCTTCCTGCTGCAGCTGCTCATCAGTCTTTTTCATGATTTACCATCCCTTTCTGTAATATCGTGCACTCGTATCATCTGTGAAATGGATAAGCACAGATTCCGGATATTCTTTCTTTGTGTCGCCTTTTTCGTATTTTGCTTTATCGACCTTAATCGGAATTTTGTGTGTTTTTTCGCATTTTTCTGCTGTATCAAAATCTCTATATTCGACTCCACAAACATTACATTTATACGTCACTTTTTTACTCGGCATATTTCACATACCCCATTCCTCCAACTATCCCAGCACTTTTCAGGTAATCATAATAATTCTGTGCCACGTTCTCATCCACGCCGAACTCTTTCTGGATTCTTCCAATCGTTACACGCTTCTGGCTCTTTGCCCAGTTCTCCAATTTTACAGATTTGATAATCATGATTCTGTCTCCTCTCTCCTGTATGCTTCCGGCAGTGGCATCCATGCATTAACAAATATTCCAAATGATGAATAGCTTGCATCATCATCTCCCGGATAAAATGCTCCAGATCCATCACTGTCTGTTTCATATCTTCCGATATCCGGACGGGTGAAATTTTCAAACGATACCAGAACCCATTCTCCCGGATCTGGAAGTCTGTCATTGATATCTATCCATCCCTTGATACTGTTGCATTGCTTCATTTATTTTCACTCTCCTTCCTCTATCATGTAGATTCTGCTTGCAGATACTTCATAAGCCACCCTGGTCTCCTGCTGCTCTTCATCCAGTTTTTTTACATATTCCCGGCTCTGGATTCTTCCGGTCAGTTCAATCCTGCTGCCAACTGCCAGATTTTTGGCATACCGTGCATTGCCAGCCCAGCAGATGCAAGGGATATAGTCGCTTTTTCCACCTGGTCTGTTCACTGCCACTAGAAGATCTGTGATCTGGCGTCCACTCGGTGTTTCCCGGTAAACCGGCTGTCTGCAGATAAATCCATGTAAGAAAATATAATTATCATCTTCCTGCGCATCATCACTGATCTGTTCTGCAAAAAGAAAAAGTATTAATTTTCGCTTTTCTCCAGCCGGCATGTTTACGGAGCAAAAGCTTCCTTCTACCGAAATATTTGCTCCGTAATAGATTTTGCTTTCATCCACCATTCCTTTCCTGAAAATAACTGGGATTTTATCTGTATATCCACTTTTGCGGTTTGTCGCTAAGATTGTTCTGTAAAATACTGCTCCTGCAGTTTCATGATCATACTGTGGGTCTGTGATTACTGTTCCTGTTATTTTAGCCATATTGTTTTTATGCATTGCTCTTTTCTCCTTATCCTGCCTGTTTTTCTTCTTTTAACTGAGCTGTCTCCCAACTATTCAACTGTTCTCTTGCCATCCGGTAACATGCTGCATCTGATTCACTCTCTGTTTTTATGATCAGTTTCTGCTGCCGGCCTGTCTTTTTGTATATCTTTATCCAGCCATCTTCCCATATACTGAAATGTGCATACATCTGCAGATTGTATCTTCTCTGTAATGGCAGATAGACATTGTAAAATTCTCTTACTTCTTTTCCGTAGTCTTCCTCCATGCTAGTCCCCCCTGTTATTCCTCCGGCAATTCATATAAATCTGATCTGCCTTCTGCTACTTCCCATTCCTGTTCCGTCAATGTAAAACCATATTGTTCCACAAACTGGCATACATGCAAAAGTTTCCCGCCTTTTTCTTCGTTGTACTGTCCTCTCCAGTCCGCAGTTTCTAAGCAGGAATCTGTTCCATTCCACAGGTAAATCAGCATCTGTTTTTGCGTACTCAGTTTATCAAAATATTCTGCTGCCATATTCAGTTCTTCACCTGTACACTCATACTGTGGCTTTCCACAATAGAAATCATATATAGCAGATTTATATATACAGACGCCTATCTCGAACATAAGGCTCCAGATTGTTTCCACAATGCCAGGACTATCTTTCATGTAAATTTTTCCATCTGTAATATCCCGCACAAAATCTTTCATTCGCTTATATAATGCCTTATTAATGCCTTTGATTTCTTTTCTATTACGATCCCTCTCTTTCGTTTTTCGCTCCTGTTCGGTTTCCTTCTTATGCGGTACTTTTTTCAAGACATATATGCTGCTATACATCCGCAGGTAATACAAATTTTCCACATTCTGTGGCAGTTTTAATTTTTTTGGGAGTTCATCATCAAGACCATACGCCCGCACTTTTTCCCATTTTCCGGAATAGTACTCGTTTTCGGCTTTCTTTGGTGCTTTCTGCACTCCTCTGGTTTCCAGCATTACTATTAATTTCTTCTCACTTTTATTTCGATTTGTAATTCTAACCGACTCACTGGCTCTCCAGATCAGCTGACTTGAATTACTGGACTCTTTTAAAATTTTGTCTCTTTCCCGGACATCTTCTACCTGCTCCAATGCATATAGATCTTTTAGTGATAACTGAAAGCTGTCATCTTTCTGTTTTTCTTTGAGGATATTCTGATCCAGTTTGGCAATCTGCAGTCTGCGCCGAACCGTTGTCCTGGAAAAACCGGTTCTTTCAGCTATCTGAGCTTCCGTATCGCCAAGATCAAGCATCATCTGGAAGCCCTGCGCCTGTTCCGTAATAGTCAAATCATTTCTCTGCATGTTTTCTTGCAACATGATTCCAACCTGGTCTCTGTGGTTCAATCCTTCCGCTATCTTACATGGAAATTCCGTAAGTCCTGCTGCCTTACCAGCAGCAAAACGTCTGTGCCCGATCAGCAGTGTGTACCCTTCCGGAGAATATTTAGAATCTACTTTCCGCAGGTTTTCTTCATCCGGATGTTCCAGATAATCGTTGATTGCCTGGTTATGTTCTTTGTAATCCATCCAGTGTCCCGGAATTACCGTAAGGTTCTGCATGATACCCTGTTTTTTAATTGATTCTGTCAATTCTGAAATATCTCCAAGGTTTTTTCTTGGATTATCCGGATGCTGATAGATCTGATCCGCTGCTATTAATATCATTTGCATGTCTTTCCTCCTATCACTTCTTCGAAGTTTTTCTCATTGCCTACCGCAATTTCAATAATCGGGGCTTTTAACTCCGGATTGATCGCGCATCCGATTTCTGCTGCCTGGTAGAATTTTCTCTTTTTGAAATTAGCCAGTATTGCCCCTACCTGTGCATCTTCCGGAAATAATTGCAAATATTCCTGTAATTCTTTATTTTTCATCTCAGATCTCCCTTGCTACCTTTTTACCAGTTCGCCGCTTTTAGCCATGTGTGCCAGCTCATTCATCGTGAATGATTCCACGTAGCTGCTGCGCTCTCCAAACATGTTCGTGAAATGCATCCGGAACCGCACGAACCGTTCGTGCGATGGAATATGAACCACTACGGCATTTACCCACTTTTTATCCTTTAACTCTAAGGATCCGGTTTTATAAATCCTATATCTCTGTCCTGTCTTAAACATCGTGTTCTCCTTTTCTCAAAATGGCAGTTCTCCCAGTTCGATGTCCAGAAACTCCATACTGCCCTCTTCGTGTTCTTCAGTGCTCTCCTGCTGCCATTTTCCGGAAAGTTCTTCGCATTTCCAGTCCCGGCCAAACTCCTGCATGTACTTTTCGTGGGAATATTTTTGTTCGAATACCTGCTGCCCGATCTGGCACAGGAAGATCCGGGCGTCTCGGTTGGAATGAACCGCGTCTTGTCCATATTCGTGGTGCGCCACGCACAGATACACCCACAGGCCATAATGCTCTGACTTCTTTCTATTTGCTGTCCCGAACATAATGTGATGTCTGTGCAGCCCTGTAGATGGCAGTTCTCCGTAATATCCCTGTTCGCCAGCAAGGTATCTGCAGATATAGCACTCTTTCTCCCGTTGTACGATGCTTTTACTCATCAGCTAAACGGCAGCTCCTCTTCCAGCCCATCCGGGATTTCCATAAATCCGTCCGCTCTGGCCATTGGGGCCGGATTCTGCTGTGTGGTCTGTCCTGCTGCCTTACTCTCTGCGAACTCCTGCTCCTCAACAACTACGTCCGTGGTGTAAACTTTCTGTCCGTCACGGTTTGTATAACTTCCGGTCTGGATACGGCCTGTGATGGCAATCTTTGTTCCCTTACGAAGGTATTTCTCGGCAAATTCTGCCTGGCGGTCAAAGGCAACGCAGCTGATAAAGTCAGCACTTGCCCCTCCTTCTTGTTTAAAACGGCGGTCTACCGCTAAGGTATAGCGCGCAATGCACTTCTGATCCTGTCCCTGAGTCCATCGAATATCCGGATCACGGGTTAATCGTCCCATTAAAATTGCTTTGTTCATGTTCCTATTCTCCTCTCTTTTTTTCTCACAAACGTTGATTTTGCTCTTACCGGTGAGCTGTTAGTCTCCTCTTATTTCTTTGTATTCTCCCGGCATCAAATCAACCTTTTTCATCTCACTTTGCATCCATGCGGTATAGGAACTTTTTGTTATGTGGATCACCTGCAGGTCGTGTGCCCTGGTTAAAGCCTCTATTTCTTCCCACATGTCCCTGTTCTTAATCTCTTTTCCGTCCGAACCTGTCCATCCGGCTGACTTCCACTTTTGCAGCCACCCCAGTGACAAGGCCGACTCCAGGTAACGCATGTCTGTATAGATTTCTGCCTGGCATCCATGCTTGAGACGCTTTAACGCACGTACTACTGCGGCAAGCACCAGGCGCTTTCCGGTGCTCTCCATGCAGCCAATCTCAGACCGGGTATAAGTCGTTCCGGATGGTGAAATGTACTCCAGCACATAGCAAAAACAGGCTTTCCCGGCTTTGATGCGTTTACATGAGACTTCTATGTACAGCGATACTTTCATTCTCGTTTCACCTCTTTTATCCGCTGTTCCGTGTAATAGAAATATGACATACCGGTATATTTGTTGGTTCCGGAAATTATGGACTCTTTCACAATGTAGAATCCCGGTGTTGGTTTTGGTCCTTCTTCCAGGAGCTTTCGCATGGTCCGTCTGAAATACGTCTTTCTCTCCGGCTTCGGGCGAATCAGATTTCTGGAACAGTGATAGGATTTTGTTTTTTCTGCATCTTCATGATCCTGCTGTTCTTCCGGAACAGGCTTTGCAATGTAACTGGCCAGATCTGCATACCCTCCTGCCTCCCTGATCGGAGTAAAATGAGTAAACCCATCTGTCCAGCACTCGGTAATCAATGTATCTGTTCCTTTCGAACAGTGTGTTCGATTTACCAGAATGTGTGTGTGGATGCCTCCACGCTTTCCGATTTCAATCCGGTAAATGAATTTCAGATCATCATCCAGCTTTTTGTACCGGTACCGGAGTTTCTTCAAAAACCGGTCCATGTCTTTTCTGACTTCTTCATATGGTTTTCTGGTTCCCTTCTGGTATTTCAGTGTCACCCACAGGTCGGATGGATAGAAGTTGGCTTTAATGATTCTGCGGATCCTGTTCTCTTTATTGATCTGGTTCTGCCGCACTACCTGTTCCGGAGTCGGTTTCTGCCTCTTTGCCCGCTTCTCTCCTTTTGCTCCATAGTTTCCCGCGTATTTATATTCATGTTCTATTGAATTTATAAAATCCCATCTATATTGGTTAAACATGACTGTTTTTCCTAACTTTAATATACTTATACTGGTACGAACGCCGGTTTTACCCGGTTTGTCCCGAAAAAAGGTTTTTTAATGTCCGGGCAGGAAAACCTGGCCGGACTATATGATTCCACCGCCCTGCAGTCGGACGTTTGTGTGTATTTATAATTAAATTTAGAAGATATGTACTGCAGCTAACGTATCAATTATTATTTGAGAGGTTTTTAACGTCCGACTGCAGGACGGTGGAGGATATGCTATTCTCTGATTACGATTGCTCCAAATATCTTTTCCATTGTATTTGCCAATTCAGAAGCTTCTTCGCTTTGCTGACGAATACCTTTCGCTACCATCTCCAAAGCAGTAATAATAAAAGGCAGGTCCATTCTTGGGTTTCCATTTATTACTTCTAATATGTCTGTAGAATAGGCTTGCACTTTTTCGGCAGCCCATTTTATTGATTCATCAGCGTCCTGTAGTTGACGTTCCTGATATTTTTTTGCAAATTCTTTTAAATCCATTATATCTGTCCTCTTTTCTTGGCATTGTACAGGTAATTTCCTACCTGCTTTTCTGTCAGTTTCATTTCATCGGCAATCTGTTTATACGTCCAGCCAGCTTTCTTGAGTGCAATGATCTTCCCGAGATCCACCTTTGACTGTATTTTCCTGGATTTAGGGGGGGCTGTGTCTCCCGGAGCTTTTTCCGGATCTGCACTTTCCGGAGCATCCTTGAACAGTTCATTCACAATTTGTTCCGCAAGTTCTGCCGGATCTGGCTTGTCTTCTTTTTCCGGAAGTATTCCTGTGTTGGTGCGAACCATTTTCCAGCTTCTTAGTTCATCTACACAGGCTTCACACAAATCCAATACAAATGCTTCTTCCTGATTAATCGTCGATGCATCCTCTTCTCTTCCTACACGTTCAATGCTGACCGCAAATGGATTTCCTGAGATTTCTACACCGCAATGATCACAGGTGATTCTCCACTCTCTCATTTCGCCGCCTCCTCAAAAAAGTCAAGCTGCATGATTTTAATGCCTTTATATGTAATCCACTTCTGGTACGTGACATTGCTGTGAATATCAATATGTAGCACTGCTTTCATTGCATGCGCGATATTTTCAATTCCTGAATACACTTGGATTGTGCGATCAGACTGACTCTCAGTCATTGAAATAACTCCTCTTGGTGCATATTTCAATGCATTATTTTCTGCTCTTCTTGCGGCAACCACTGATTTACACCAGTCCCTGATTGCTTTCAATTCTTCTTTTTCCATTTGCTTTTTCATCTCCTGTCTGGTATACTCCAGACATAGGTTTTATACCTATGTCATTGGTTTAGAGCGTGTGATTGTCGAAGGTGACACGCTCTTTTTGTTTGTCAGTTTCTCTAAAATCACTCCGGTTCCGGCGATTGCCAGTCCGATCAGTGTGATCTTTACCGCCAGCACAAACCCGGCTTGTCCTTCACTAGACAGCCCCATCATTCCGATGGAGGCTATTCCGAGACCTGCGGCACACAACCCAAATGCAATCTTATTTTTCATCATTGGTATCCTCCAGATTAATTTCTTCTACTACCGAAACCATCATTAATCCGAGCACTGCAACACCTCCTGCTAACAACACCAGGACTGCATTTATTACCGTGTGCGGTCTGCCAAAATACAGAAACACGAACACGGATGCTGCCACTATCGATGTGATAATTCCGGCAATTTTTAATTTGCTCATTGTGCTCCCTCCAGTGTTTTCATCAATTGCCGGCGGTAGATAATAAAAGAATCTTTTTTCCCGCCTTTTTGTTTCGGAACGCAGATCCCGAACTTCCAGACACCTGTTCTGATATGCTGTCTCACTTTTTGTGGAGAACAGCCAAGTAAACGTGCTGCTTCAGATGCACTCATGAGTTCATGCTGTTCCATGTTTCTCACCTCTTTCTAATTGCTTTTTTCATTGTTCTCTCCTATAATCGATACACAGGCTCCCGCCAGAGCTGAGTACAAATGGAAGGAGAAACTTATGACAACATTTTTGCTTTATTGTGATTTAGCAACTATGAACTGTACTGCCGGAAACATTAATGAAACACTGGCATCTTTTGCTGATTCATTCTCGCAGGTCAACGATTCGCTTTGGTTCTTCAAATACGATGTTCATCTCAGCAACAGTCCATTACCTAAAGAAGAAGTTCTCTTTTATGACTTCTTCGAAAAGTTCACTGATGAAAACAGCATCATTTTTATCGAGAAACTTCACGATGCTCATTTTTATCAGCTTCCTGATGAAACACATGATTTTCTTTCACAGGATTAGACAAAATATCATATACATTTGTCAGAATTCGGATAGCCTCTGTGTCACCAGCACTCAGGCTATCTTTTTCTGTTATAAATTTAATAACTGACTTTACCATACCTGCTGTTGCATCCAACACACCTTTGTTTACTGACACTTCGTTATTTGTTCTCGCCATCACTCTCCCCTCCTCTCTACGCATTCCTCTCTGCTGGATCTTCTTCTGTTTTAAATAGCTTCCTATGTACTCCATAAAACACTGAGCAAATATGCATTCAATGACATCCCTCTTTTTTTGGCTTCCAACTTTAATTTCTCATACAGCTTTTCCGGAAGCCGTATTGTTGTCTGTATCATCTCATCACCTCTTTCTGGTATCAAAATGATAGCAAAATAATAGAGGTTTGTCAAGCATCCTTCTGCAAATTATTTTAATCTACTATTTGTAGAGTAGCAAGGTAAAAAAATATTGTTTTGTGGAATTTTATAAATGCGAGATAACATTTCCATTTCTGGAATCCCGGGAATGATTTTTCCTTTTTCCCAATTAACGATTGTTGTTTTTGAGATATGCATTTCTTTTGCTACTTCTTCCTGTGTCATTCCTGCATTAACTCTAGCTGCAGCCAAAGAAATTTGTAATGTTTCCAATTTTATTCACCTCATTTCTTTCCCCCCGTATAGCCGATAGGACAGCTATATAGAACTATTTTGTTTTAAGCATCTTCACAAGGCATATTATTAATACAATATCAATCACGATCTGCACAATATTAATTGCAATTCCAAACATTTTACCACCGCCTTTCAAATTTATTTCGGTATTTATCTTGACAATGCGCCATTTAAAAGGTATTTTTTCTAAGAGGGAGATTTCTCTCCCTCCACCATATTTAATTAATCAGTTTATTGATTAAATCAATGATTTGACCTATTAAACTGATTATGGCTGTGGCAAGCGCGATAGTTGCGATATCGCGTTTGTCTTTTTTATTGCCTTTATTTCGACTCATTGTTTTTACCTCCTTGTCATTTGATGATATTAGTATAACTCTACTTTTTGTAGATGTTAATACTTTTTGTAAACTTTTTTAACTTTTCGTATTGATTTTTTCTACTTTTTGTAATATAGTAAATTTACAAAATAAAAGGAGGAAATCATATAATGAGTGATGCTAAATATAAACAAATATTTTCCCAGAATCTCCGATATTACATGTCTTTAAATAATAAGGAACAAATTGATTTAATAAATGATTTAGGATTCAACAAATCTGCCGTATCTACCTGGTGTAATGGCACTAGACTTCCACGGATGGATAAAGTAAATATGCTGGCAGAATATTTTCATATTAATCGTTCCGATTTAATAGAGGCACGCAAAGATAAAGCGGAAACAACATCTTTTATAATAAATTGTAATACAGATGATGAATCTAACCTTATTCTCTCTTATCGCAAATTGAATGATAGCAATAAGAAAAAATGCACTGCCTACACAAACACGCTTCTTGCCACGCAACAAATGGAAGATGAACTTCCTACCACTATCGCCGCACACTTCGATGGAGATAAATACACTGAAGACGAGCTGGAGGAAATCCGACAGTTTGCTGAATTTGCTAAAAACAAACGCAAATAATTATGCTTAATTTGCTACGGAATTTTAATAAATATATTTTTAAAGGAGAGATTATCATGAAGAAAAAAATTTTTACTGCATTACTTATTGGTTCTATGTTTTTGTCTGTAACCGCCTGTGGTTCCACTAAATCAAACGATTCCACTGTTTCTGCAAAAAATGAAGTTTCACAGGAAAAAACTGAAAAAGTTAAAGAACCTGTTGATTTGACTGGAACATGGAAATCAGAAGACAATGATGGTTCTTGGATGGAAGCGACTATTAATGACAATACGATTTCTGTTGATTGGGTTTCTGATAATGGTGACACAAAATCCATTTACTGGATAGGCTCTTATACTGCACCAACCGAATATTCAGATGAATACACATGGACTTCTACGAACGATAAGGAGCAAACAGAAAGTGCTCTCCTTGCATCACCTGATGATACCAAGGAATTTACTTATTCTGATTCTGACAAAGAACTTTCTTATCAAGCATCTATGATGGGCACTACAACTACAGTAAGAATGACAAAATCTGAATAAAATAATGTTCTTATCGGGAGGTCGTGTGTAACGACTTCCTCATTAAAAGCATTATCACTAACAGGAGGTGTCCGCATGAATATATATGAAGAAATGCAAGATCGGGCATATGATGCCGGTATGAACGTTATTGGATATACTTTTAGAAATAAAACCATAAAAGGATTATACTGCGATGGCACTGCTGCCATTAGCAATAACATAGATACTAATGCTGAAAAAGCTTGTGTGCTGGCTGAAGAAATGGGACATCACTATACTTCTGCTGGAAACATTATAGATCAGACAGACGAACAGAACCGAAAACAAGAGTTTCGTGCCAGAATGTGGGCATACAATGAAATGGTTGGATTAATGGGTATTGTAAAAGCATTTCATCATGGATGCCGCAGCACCTATGAAGTAGCTGAATATCTGGAAGTAACCGAAGAATTTCTGAATGATGCACTGAACGCATATAGGGATAAATATGGAGTGTACACCACGCTAGACAACTACATAATCTATTTTATCCCAGGTTTGACTGTATTTAAAAAAGAATAAAAAATTTTACACTGTTATTACTATCAATTACAATTTATGGTAATTTGCTACGGCATTTTATAAATATTTTTTACAAAAGACTAACTATTAAAAGTCAAGCCTTAAAATGATATTTTTTGAATAAAGTACAG